GCCTCCTTGCATACGACAATCACATAAATTGCAGGTTATTAGGAGATTATGCTTAAAGGTTTACGAGGAATATTAGAAAAAGGTCTGCAAATAGCAGCGCCTATTATTGGTGGTTCAATGTTCGGAGCACCTGGAGCAATGTTTGGCTCAGGTATCGCATCATTATTATCGGGTGACAAACCCAGAGACGCTTTAATTAAAGCAGCTGTATCAGGCTTTTCAGGGTATAGAGGTGCGGACAATACAAGTATGATAGATAGAGCAAGAACATCAGGTCCCGCGCAAGCTATTTCTCAAAGATTTTCTAACATGGATGGTTTTAAATCTAATATAATACCTAAAAATTTTATAGAGAAACTTACTGAGCAAAGAGGCAGCGACGAAAATCCTAAACCTTCTTTCCTTGCACAAGGTTTGGCAACAGGTATACCTTCTGTTCTTTCTTATTTAGCAGCGCAACAAGACAGAGACAGAGCAAACGTTCCTGACGCAAGTGAATACATGAGTTCTGTAGATAAAATGTATGGTGGACAATTTGAAAGACCACCAGAGGAAAGACGAATACAAAATTTAAGTCCTACATATGCAGCCGCAGGCGGTATGATGGGACAACAACCAACTAATGGATTAAAAGAAATGAACCCTGTTCAATATTCGGCAAGTACAGGACAAGGTATTATGGGTATGGCAAAAGGCGGAGATGTATTTCCAAGAAAAACAGGACAAATAAATGGACCTGGTACAAAGACAAGTGATTCAATACCTGCTATGTTAAGTGACGGAGAGTTCGTACAACGAACAGATGCTGTCAACGGTGCGGGTGTAATGATGGGAGCTAATAATGCTCAAGAAGCAAGAAAAAAAGGTGCAGACTTTATGTACGCACTACAAAATAACCTTGCTAAAATGGGTCAGAGAGTAGCTTAATGGTAGCACAAACATCAACGCAAATAGGAAGAGAAGCCCCGTTTTTAGAAGATTATAGAAGAAGACTTTTAGATGGTGTATATGGCGGAACTGAACTTTACACGCAAGCTGAAATAGATTCTCCAGACTTTAAAGGCCCTCCTGGTGCCAAAGCTGGTGATAAAAAATCACCAGGTCTTTTAGATACACCTGTAGATCAACAAAAAAGAGGTATAGCAAGTTTTGCACCAACAGAGTCAGCAGCTTTTTCTCAAGCAGCAGGGCAGATGGGAATTGATCCTACAACAGGACAACAAACAGGCGTAGCATCATTTCAACCTTTTATTAATCAAGCGCAACAAGGTCTTACGTCAGCTATGGGTACGACTGCTTTAGGCATACCTTCTTTACAAACGGCACAACAACAGTATGACCCTACACAAGCAAATACTCAAGACTTTATGAATCAATATCAAGCTAATGTTACCCAAGAAGCATTAAAACAAATGGATGAGCAAGCAGCAAAAGCTCAATCAAATCTTGCAAGTCAAGCACAACAAGCTGGCGCGTTTGGTGGAGCACGATTTGGTGTACAAGAATCAGAACTAGCAAAAAATTTACAAGACATAAAATCAAAAAGAGTTTTTGAAGATTTATCTAAAAACTTTATGCAAGCACAACAAGCATCGATAGGAACCAGTGAATCAGCAAGAGCAAGAGAACTACAAGCAGCTCCTGTCTATGGTCAACTCGGTCAAACAGCAGGACAACAAGCATTAGGTTTTGGTAATCTTGGTGCACAACAATTTGGTTTAGGACAACAAGGTATTCAATCATTACTTGGTGCAGGACAAACTCAAAGAACCAGAGAGCAAGCATTAGAAGATGAGAAATTTAGATATAGCACAGCACAAAGCTTAGAGCCTAGACAACGAATTCAGTTTGGTTCTGATATTTTAGCTCAGACTCCTTCTATTCAACAGTCTATGAGTCAACAGCCAATACCATATACTAATCCATTAGCAGCAGCGGTCGGCGGAGGTCTAGCAGGTCTTGGCGGCTTAGGTGCTTTTTATAGTCAGTAGGTAACATGGTAGCTAATCTTTTTGATAGACCAATGTTTCAAGGACAACAACCGATGATGCCAGAAGATGATGGCAGCAGACTAGAACCAAAATTATCGTCACTAGAAGCAGGTGCAGGAGCAGTCTCATATCCACAATCACGGATCACGGCCCCTTTAGGTGGTGATGGTTCAGGTATTATGGAAGCTTTAGCTTTAACAGCAAATCAAGTAGACCCTGCTGTGTATCAAGAAGCAATGAGAGAACTTGTACCTACAAGATCAACAACAGATATTGCCGCAGAATACGATAGACTATACGCAGATGAACCTGAAGAAGCTCCTAATTATGGTTTTGAAAAAAACTTAGCACTGGCAAGAGCTGGTCTTGCTTTAATGCAACCAACAGTAGGAGGCACAATAGCTCCTTCTATTGCAAAAGCAGGTGATGCTTTTATTCAAGATGTAGCAGCAATTAGAGGCAGAGAGAGAAAAGACAAAGCAACTTTTCTTGCAGAACAAAAAGCAGAAGATGCGGCAAGAAGAAAATATATTTTAGATACAAAACAAGCATCAGCAAATGCATCAAAAGCATTACAAGGTGAAATAATTATGAAAGCTTTTGGATTTAATTTTGATGAATCTCAAAGAAATAAAGGTTATATGCGTGATCTTTCTAAAATGTATTACAACTATCAGTATGACACAGATCAGGAAGCAATGAAAAGACACTTTGATTTATTAAAAGATCAATACAATAAAGATGGTGAAGTTTTATTTGATCAAGCAACAGGTAAATTTGCTATGGGTTATCTACAAAACGATGCAAACGGTACTCCTATTCCTTATTTTCCTGTTAATGACAACGGCACGTTTAAGTACGTGGCACGACCAGATGCAATTGTTACTAACTTTACATTAAATGATAAAGGTGATTTAGATCCTGGGGCTAAACCTGTTATGGAGTTAGCAAGCAGAATTAATAACTCAAAACAAAACTTAAAGTTTATTAGAGAAGTTCAAAGTTCTATTATGTTAGATCCTGGAATTATTGGTTTGCCTGGTTTATTTACAAGATTTACACAAAGTGCAGGTTCAACAGCGTTTGATATTATAGATGCGATGAAAGCAAAAGGTGCTATTGACGAATCATCTTATGACAAGCAAGTTAAAAGAATTGAAAACAGTGTTCTTAGTCACTTAAAAGAAAATTATGTTAAATATGAAAAAGATAACAAGGCAGACAATTTCACTACAGAGGACGGAGCAGGTTCAGAAGAATATGAAATTTATAGAGCTTTCTTTAATCCTGCCATTCCACAAAATGAAGTTAAACTAAATTCAATTTACTATGCACTTGCAAGATCACGTAAAGATTCAGGTAGACTTAATAAAGATGATATTGATAATGCAAAAGATTCACTTAACATTTATAATTTAAGAGGTTCAGATGCAATTAGAGCTTCATTACAAGTTGTTTATGAAGAGATTGAAGCAAAATTAAATTCAGACATGTTACAATTTAATAGATTTGGTGAAGGGTACGATAGTTTAATATCAGATATTCCTTATAATTCTTTCATCGGTCAAACAGCAGGACAAGATATAGTCATAAGTTCATCCGCAATACAAAGTGAGTTTGTTCCAACAGATTCATCAGTAGGATTAGGTGGAACCGATGATGGCACAGGTGGTGCACCAAAATTTAATGATAGTTTAGGAACAAGTAATTAGTATGGCCGATCAAGATAGAGATGTAGGGACTCCAGTAGGGTATAAAACTGTTACCATAGAACCAAGTAGAACAGGTTTAAATTATCCCCTTTATTTAAAAGTAGAAGAAGTAGTTGATGACAAATCGGCAATTTCTCAAGAAGGTTTGTTTGTTCCACGTAATGACGTTGAAGCAGAAAATGTTTTAAATTTTGTTAATCAAAAAAGACAATCTGAAGAATTAAAACCTGTCAGCATGGAGACATATAATGCTAATCAAAGTCTTTTTATGAAATATGCAATAGGTCAATATCAAATAACAGAAGAAGGTAAAAAATCTACAGATCCTATTAATTACTATGGCAACAAGTTTCAAAAATATATGGATAAATTAAAATCAGAAAATCCTACTGAAGATTTTGAAGGTATGGAGGCGTTTAGAAGACCAAGAGATTTTGCGTTTTCACAACTGGTTAACATAGGAGAAACAGTATCTGATTTTCTTCCAACAGAAAAAGGTGACTTTGCTTTAGGTGGTGAGCTTCTTGGTTCACTTCCCGCTATGGCAGCAGAAATATCAATGTCCGCTCCTGGCGCAGCAAAAATACCAGGTACAGTATATAAAAAAGTAATGGCAGGTGGCGCAGGAATTGTAACAGGTTCTGCACTTGGCCGTGCTGGTGGTACAGCTACGTATGATTTTATTAATGACTTAATAAGAGCAGCAGGAGGTATTGAACAACCATCTGAAACTGCAGACCCAGGTATGCAAGCATTAGCAGAGATGAGAAATAGTGCTATGTTTACAACAATGGCGGCTGGTTTAGGACCTGCTTTCGCAGCAGCTAGACCTGTTGTAGGAAAAATTTTAGGTCTTGGTCAAGACGGTTCAGCAATGTCAAAACTAGCAGAAAAGTATGGTATACCGATTGGTATTTCTATTGCAGCTACAGGACAGAACTTAGGCTCTGCTGTTAAAGGATTTGGTAAAGTTGTCGGTGTGTTTCCATTAATAGGTACATTGATGAAAGAAAGACAACTTCGATCTTTAATTAAAACAAAACAAGCAGTAGGTAAACAAGCAGAATTAATTGGTGATCCAGCGGAGTATTACAGAGCACAATACAAACTTATGAACAAAGATGACAAAGCAATATTTATGAAAGATCTAAAAGAAAATGGTTATAATTCTTTAGATGAAGCAATTGAGGCAGAAGTACGAATAAATGGTTTTGCTCCCATTCAACATTTAACAGATGTTGGTATGTTTATGCATAAAGCAGCAGAAGATAGATATAAGAGATTTTCTTACATTAATGACTTATTATATAAAACTTTTGAAAAAACTTCTGAAAAAATATCTAAGCCTTTTATTGCAACAAATAATACAAAGAACATTGGTAAATTGTTACAGGATAGAATTAATCAATACAAAACAACATTAGAGGATGGTAGACAATACTCACCTGCGTTAAATGAAGTAGAGGATTTCATTGTTAACACACTAGGTAATCTTCCTCAGTATATTACACCAATGCAACTTAGAGGATTTCAACGTCAATTAAATAATTTATATGGCAGAATGAAATCAGATACAGGCATGAACAATTTTGCTGGTTCTGATGTTTTAGCAGAAGCCAGAAAAGCTTTAACAACAGACTTAAATAACTTTGCTGGATGGAGACAAGGTCTATCTGAGGCAGAAATGATTGCAGCGGAGTCTGCAAAGAAATCATTACTTCGAGCAAACTCTGTATTCTCTAAAATGTCACCATTATATAAAAGCCCACAAGCAAAGAAATTTAAATTAATTGATGATAACATGTTTTCTGCTGGACCAGAGTTACCAGGTTGGAACTACTCAGACGAGCTGTTTAACATTGTTATGAAAAATAAAATGACACCGCAAGCGGCTGTTGACTTAAAAGAATTAATTGGTGAAGCGGCTTATGATTCTGTTGTACGAACATGGATAGATAAAGGATTTAAAAATGCTCTTCGTATAGACAACCCAATTGATATTGCAGAAACTATATCAACAGGAGCTGGGAAAACTAAAACAGTTCAAGTTACTGATTATGCACTTAACCCAGATAAGTTTTTACAAAACATAGGATACGGCGAACCAGGATTTGATAAAATGATAGAGCTTACAGGTAGAAATTCTAAAGTAGTTAAAGAAAATATTGATCAGCTTATAGACTTAACAAGAAAAATTGAACAAGCAGACATACCTGAAGCATTTAGATTGATTCAAAGACGTTTTGCATTAGGTGGTGTTAGATCAGGTTTAAAAACATTTTCTTTTGGAGCAGCAGCGGGTGTGAGTGGAGCAGCAGCGTTTGGACCAGCACCTGTTATTGCAGGTTTACTCGCAAGATTTACAGGAGACTTTTTATCTTCTCCAAATGTATTAAAACGTTACTCACAAATGATTGCAGAAGATGCACCTATGACAGTAAAACGAACAGCTTATGTAAATATTCTTAGAGATTTTTATAAAACAATAACTGGATCTCCTCGTATGGATGAGTTTCCTGATGAATTTAAAACATATAAAGGAGCTGTAGAAAATCCTGAAGGATTTATGGATTGGCTTCTTGGCACTGGTTATCAAGACTCAATGAGTGCGGTAGGTAATCCTGGTGCAGCTGATGACTATTCAAATTTACGATACAATGAATCAGAAAAAACAAACTTAGATGGCATAGTGCAAGAAGAAGTTGAGGATAGTGCAATGAATAATATTGTGTCTGCACAACCTAGTGCTCCAACACAACGTGTTGATATGCCAGAAGTTCCTAGTATGGGTAATGAAAATATAATGGCGGGTAATGAAAATATAATGGCGGGCGCCTCTCCGATGGCCACGAACCCTCGACCAATGAATCAACAGCAACGAGCAGCATTAGCATCAGGTGATATAGATGCAGCGTTAGCATTACGAGGACAAATATAATGGCAAGAAAATATCAGAACCAGCAAAATAAAAATTATCGAGGTTCGAGCACTCAAAGACGTAGAGTAAATACAACCGCAGATGCTCAACTTGACCGTTTTATAAAAAATAATCCTGAAGGCGACAGAAGAAACACTGAAATGCCAGGCCTAGAATCTATTTTACAAGACATGTCAGCAGATAGGCAAGCTTTCGTTGCAAGAAATACAAATCAAGACACTGGAAAAATGAACCAAGCTGCAAAAGCAATGGTTAATTTTTATCGAGATGATCGTCCTGAGTATGCAAGACAAATGAATAGACTTACAAATTCTTCTCAGCCAATGGCGGATGCCTATGCGCGAAGATTTCCTCTTACAAACTTTGCAATGAAAATGGGACCTACGATTGCGGGAGGAATGGTTGGTGTACCTTTAGGTGCATTAGAAAAAGGTTTTAATAGATTAAAACAAGGAGGACGGTACCTAAAAGAAAATATTGGCCCTGCTTTATCTTCAGGCATAGATAATACAATGAAATTTGCAGAATCTGGTTTAGATACAGGAGCACAAATAGTTGGAGATATGTCAAACACAGGAGCACAAATGATTGGAGATGTGTCAGACAGAGGAGGAGAGCTTTTACAAGATTTAACAGATAAAGGAACAAATATTTTTGAACAAGCAACTGCTCCAAACGTAGAGGATTTATCATTTACTGTTCAAAATAGACCTATGGGTCCAAGGGAAAACACAGTGAATCCTCTTGAGAAGCTTTTAATAGATAGTGGTTCTGTAGACACTGCTGGCGTGGAAAGATTATTTAAACTACCTCGTAATTTTCCAGGAGACTTTAACAATCAATATTTTACAGATATTCCAGATGATTCTAAAAGAGATAATTATTTAGTTAGAAATCCGCAATCCCCATATTTTGAAGCTAGTCAACAACCAGGTACAGGTATGTATGCAATGAATTTAAATCAAGGAGGACTGGCATCGTTAAACAATGAAGACTACATGCGATTGATGGGTGCAAGTAATTTTGGTTTTTAAATGGAAAATAGTCTTAAAAATATTATTTGGGTTGGATTAATTTTAGTAGCTGCTGGTGCAACTTATGGAATGATGTCAACAAGATTACAAGCAGTTGAATCAAAACAATTACAACTAGAATCAATAATATTATCAGACATCCCAGAAATAAAAGAAAGAGTAATACGGCTCGAAGTATTGCTCGAAAGAGCATTAGCCGAATAATATTTTCTTTGGGTCTTCACCCATAACTTGACTAGCCAAATCTATTTTAGCATTCAAAGCTTTAACAATCTTTTCATCTATAGTGTGATCTGCCATTAAATCTACATATGTCACTTTATTAGTTTGCCCTATTCTATGTGCTCGGTCTTCTGATTGTAATCGTATTTCTAATGAGTAATCGTTAGAGTAATACACAACAGTGTGAGAAGAAGTAAGAGTAAGGCCATAACCTCCTGTCTTGGGATTTCCAACAAAAAATCGAAGAGGATCATTAACATCCATAAACCTATCAACAATAGACTGGCGTATACTATCTTTTGTATCCCCGTAATATGTCGCAACACTTTCTTTACCATACTTCTCTCCTAACGTTCTTTCTATTTCTTGTATGTCATAACGATACACGGCCCAGATAATAACCTTACCACCTGTTTCTTCAAGTACCTCTAATAATTCTTTTATGCGATTACTTTTAATTGCTTTTACTTCTCCGTCATCAGTTTTTACGTGACCACACGTTATTTGATGTAGTCGTATCATTTGTGTCAAAACTGAGGCGGCTGTCATTACATTATCTTCAAAAAAGGTTATTGCTGATTTTTTCATTTCTGTGTAAGCTTTTAATTGTTCAGGGGTCATTGATACAGACCTCTTGGTATAAACCTTCTCAGGTAGATCTAAACAATCACTTTTTAAAACACGAGTAGAAAAATATTTTATTTTTTCCTGTAATTCATCTAATCGTTGATATTTGACAATGTGTTGAAAAGAATGTGTACCAACACTACGTTGAACGATAACGGCATACCTTGCACGGAAACTGTAATATGATTGTTGTTCCAACAACCACGGATCAAGGAACTGTATCTGTGAAAACAAATCAAGTGGTGACTTCGTAACAGGCGAACCTGTCATGATACGTCTATACTTTGCAAGCTCTGCTATCTTAGTTATATTTTTTGTACGTGCCGCGGAATGATTTTTTATTGTCGTTGATTCATCCACACACATTAAAGTATTGTTGCGTGTTAAAAAACTTTTTGCAAAGTCACGACCACGAACTGTGGATAACGCTTCAATGTTCATAATGAGAACAGTTAAATCATCAACAGCCACGGACAACTGATCAAGCTCATCTTTTTCTTGTTTCTTTGGTGATGCTGACCATATGCCTACACGATAGTTAATGTGATCGGACAAATGTATGCCTAATTCGTTACGCCAGTTACGTTTTATACCATTTGGTACAACAATAAGTGCAGCATTTATCTTGCCTTTATCAAACAAAATAGCAATATTATCAATGCATACTTTAGTTTTACCTGTACCCATTTCCATGAATAAGGCCCAAACTTCTTTATTCCAACTTTGTTCCAATGCATCTAATTGATGTTGAAACGGCTTCGTTTTAAATCTATAATCCATATTAACTTTCTAAAAGTTTAATATAAGGGTTGTAAAAAGAAAATACAAGTATAAAGGAGAAGATAGAAAGTATGAGCAGTTTTAGTAAAGCAAAAGAACCAGGTAAGCCAACTGTATTTTTAGTACAGGAAAATCCTTACATAAATGTTTTAGGTGCAGCTGATTATGGTGACATTGTTGTTTTATTTGAAAGTGGTCAACAAATTATGTTTAGTCCACAACCAGCTATACGAAAATTAAAAAGAAAATTAAAAGATTTTGATGATAATGATTATCTTTTAATGATGGGAGATCCTGCAGCTATGGGTATCTCTTGTTGTGTTGCCGCTGAAATGAACAGAGGTAGATTTAATATACTTAAGTGGGATAAAAAACAACAACGGTACTATCCTGTTAGTGTTAATTTGAATGAGAAAGGCGAAATAGATGAGCAAGATAAATTTTGAAGAAGATGTTGCTAATATAGATCAAACAGGTCTAGAATCAGTAGCGGAATTACTGAGATCACAACTACGTTTAGAGAGTGATATTGAAAACACAGAAGAACAATTAAAAGGTTACAAAGAACAATTACGCAAATTATCTGGCGAGGTTATACCAGGTAAAATGGCAGAATTAGGAATGACATCAACGGAAATGTATGATGGTTCCAAGGTGCAGGTATTAGAAGACATTCATGTGTCAATACCTAAAGACCCACAAAAATCAGCTGCCTGTTATGAATGGTTAGAAGACAATGGTTTAGGAGACATTATAAAAAATAGTGTTGGTATAAGTTTCGGTAAGGGAGAGGGTAATATGGCAAAACATTTGCAAGAAACCATCAAAGAGATGGGCCTCATTCCTGAAGTAAAAGTTTCAGTGCATCCTTCGACACTGAAAGCAACTGTTAAAAAGTTGCATGAAGAAGGAAAATTATCTGTCCCAGACAATACGTTTAGTTTGTTTATCGGACAGAAGACTAAAATAACCAAGAAAAAATAAGGAGTAAATATGGCAAACGCTATAAAGAAAAAAGAAACAGGAGAGGTTATTCAATTTGATCCTAGCATGTTTGAGGCAGACGCTAATCAAGGGCTAGGTAAACTAGGAATGGATGATCTTGCAATACCTTTTCTTCGTATTCTGAGTGATACATCACCACAGATTAAGAAAAGAGATCCTCAATACATTGAGGGAGCGGAAAGTGGAATGATCTACAATACGCTTACAAAAGAAATATTTGATGGAGATAAAGGTGTTCAAGTAATACCTTGTTCATATCAACGTCAATATATTGAATGGCAGGATAGAGGCAAGGGCACAGGTGCTCCTGTTAATATTCATACGGGTGATAGTAATGTATTATCAAAAACAACCAGAGATGATCAACGTAAAGATAGATTATCAAATGGTAATTACATTGAAGATACGGCTAATCATTTTTGTTTAATTAAAAGCGATAATGAAGTTTGGTCATCTGCTCTCGTTGCTATGAAAAGCACTCAAAGAAAGAAATCTAAAAGATGGAATTCTTTAATGCTCGGTTTAAAACTTAAAGGTGCGAAGGGGTTATTTACACCACCTTCATACTCTCACATTTACACATTAAAAACGATTGCAGAATCGAATGATTTAGGTGAATGGTTTGGTTGGGACATCACACGTGTTGGACCAATTGAAGAAGCTGACTTATACGCACAAGCAAAAGCTTTCTCCGCGTCTGTGGATGCTGGTGAAGTAAAAGTTAAGCATGATGACGATAATGTTGACAACGGCGAACAAACGCCGTACTAGACATTAAGTTACAATCGAGGGAGCAAGGTATTTTCCTCCTACAGTTAATATTGCTCCCTCAACTAGGTATAAGAAATGATAGAAGAGAGACGAAAATTTATAGAGATATTTACAGGGCTTGACCGAGCTTATGGTCAAACTGAAAGCCGTTCAAAGAATGAGGTTGGTAAGTTAGAAGCAAATTCCTGGATAGAGAAACAACAATTAACAGAACAGAAATGGTATGATCACCTTGATGGAAAAGAACCATCGCTTGGTATTATTCCTATTAAGGATGATAACACTACGACGTGGGGTGCTATTGATATAGACTCATACGATGGGTTCGATCATAAAAAATTAATTAAACAAATCCTCGAAAACAAATTACCCCTAATTGTGTGTAAGTCAAAAAGTGGGGGTGCTCATGTATTTTTATTTGTAAAAGAGTCAGCAAAAGCAGTAGATATGCAGATGAAACTGACAGAGATAGCTGCATGGTTAGGTTATGGTGAAAGTGAAATTTTTCCAAAACAAATAGAGTTAAACCCGAAAGGGACAGGAAACTTTTTAAACTTGCCGTATAACCACCCAGAGTATCCGACAAGATATGCGCTTGATGATGAAGGTAATGCATTGGATAATCTGACTATGTTTATACAGCATTACGAAAGTAAAGTGGTATCGAATCTCAGCATGGTGGTTATTAAGAAAAAAGAACGCGAGAATACAGATTGGAAGGGAGCTCCTCCTTGTTTAGTTACACTAGCATCAAGAGGCTTTGGCCAAGGATCACGGAACGAGTCTTTATTTCAAGTAGGTATTTATTTAAGACAACGATATCAAGAAACAGAATTAGAAAAAAAATTAGATGAATATAATCTAAAATACTTTCATCCTCCTTTAGCCAGTAAAGAAGTTCAAACACTTTTAAATCAAGTAAGTGATAAAAAAAATTATTTTTACAGATGTAAATTACCTATCTTTGCAGAAGTGTGTGAAGAAATGAAATGTAGAAATACTAAGTTTGGTATTGGTAAAGGAACTACATCCTCCATAGCAAGTTTAAAGAAGTTTGTTTCTGATGATCCTATGTTTGAGGTTACACATAACGGAAAAGTTTTAGTTATTGATGGCGATACTTTAGCAGAGTGGCCTAGATACAGAAGGGCTTGTGTTAAACAAATAAATGAAAGCCCACAACCTATTCGTGCAGATGCGTGGGCAGACAAAGTGCAATCATTATTTGATGATCCTGGTTTTGAAGAAATTATTATGCCAGGTGAACTTAGTTCCAATGGTCAATTCTTATCTTATTTACAAATATTTATTGAAAACAATGGCGGAGCAAAAGACAGACAAGACATGTTACAAGGCATGGTATACGAACAAGAAAATTATTACATGTTTAAACCACAAGCATTTAGAGACTTTCTTAAAACAAAACGTTTTAATAAATTAAGTGATGTAGGACAGTTTAAAGTATTCTCAGACTTTAAAGGTACAGCAGAAAAGGTTCGTGTTAACGATAAAGTTACACATATTTGGAAGATACCAACAACTATTAATGATGCAGAATACATTGTTAAGTCTAAAGATTTTAGAGAAGAGGAGCCATACTAATGAAAAGAAATATAGTTATAGGTCCACCAGGCACAGGTAAAACAACTTTTTTAAAAAATAAAGTTGATACATTAATTACTAGCGGTCATTGTAGAGCAGATGAGATTGGTTATTTTAGTTTTACTGTAAAAGCTGCAGAAGAAATTCGTGACAGAGTCACGAAGGAGGAGTGGAGTGAGGCGGAATTGAAAAAGCTGTTCCCTTATTTCTGTACGCTTCACTCACTCGCTTATAAACGATTACAGTTACAACAATCACAGATCATGGATCAAAGTGACTATGATGATTTATCACGGGACACGGGACGTTACTTTGTTAATAAGATGAAGAAAGGTAATGGTATGGATATATCTATGCCAACCGCAAAGAGTGAGTATCAAGATTTAATTAATCTTGCGTATGCAAAGTTTCCTGATGATGAAGATAGACTCAATCAAGTCTTTCGTACTATTAAGCTCAGTGACTACGGCGCACGAAACATGATAGAACAAATGGATGTAGATTTAAAAAACTTTAAACGTGACAGAGATAAATTAGAATACGTTGATTACTTTAATCATTTTTTAAAAAGAAAAAATCCACCACCATTAAAATATTTATTTGTTGATGAGGCACAGGATTTATCTGCACATCAATGGCAAGTCATTAATATGATACAAGAGATTGCAAAGCCAATTGAAACATATGTTGCTGGTGATGATGACCAAGCAATCTTTCGTTGGGCTGGTGCAGACATTGAACATTTTATTGATATGGCTCAAGATAAAAATAATACTATTATTCCTTTAACACAGTCTTATCGTATCCCACGTAGCGTGCACACTCTTGCCACAAATCTAGCACAGTCTATATCACGAAGAATAGATAAAAATTATAAGCCTAGAGACGAAGAAGGAGAGAGAAAAGTTATAAATATCAGACCTTTAAACAAGGGTTTAGCTGAAGGTGAGTGGTTAATTTTATGTCGTACACATGAAATTGTGCAACAAGTTTCTGAATCTTTGGAAAGATTTGGATGGTTATATAAACGTTATGGGCAATCAGTTGTTAATTTAAAATACATCGAGGCTATCAAAGCGTGGACCACGTTACAAAATGGTGGACGCGTTTCTGGTCAGTTATGTGATGTTGTTTATCAGTTCATGGATAGCACACGTATAAAAAGAAACTACGGTACATTTAAAGGTAGTTCTGAAGTTACTTATATATTAGAAGATTTAATCTCTGACTTTGGTTTGCGTGACACAATCAAAGACGTAGACGTTCGAACCATGAAATGGTATGACATATTAAATGCAAAAGGACTTAGAAAGAGAATAAATTATCTTAGAGCAATTATGCGTGAAGGAAATAAACTTGATGATAAACCACGTATAGAAGTTTCAACAATACATGCAAGTAAAGGTGGGGAGAGAGACAATGTTATGTTGTTAACTGATCTATCATATGGTCCTTACAAATCATCTACAGAGACACAACAAGGAAGAGATGATGAAGCAAGAGTTTTTTATGTTGGCATGACAAGAGCTAAACAAAAATTAGTAATTGTGCGTCGTACGGAAGCGCAGTTTGAATATGAACCTATATTTTTTCATGAAAGGAAATCTGCATGATTTCTCAAACATTATTAGATGAAGCAAAGAAACTTATTGGTGGTGATAGACAAACGGACTACGGAGACAAACTCACGAACCACGAAAACATTGCGAACTTTTGGTCTATATTTTTAAAGACTAAAGTTACACCGCACGATGTTGCTATTTGTATGGCCTTGGTAAAAGTTGCACGGCTCATGAACCAACACAAAAAAGATAGCTATATTGATATGGCAGCGTATGCCACTAAAAAGAATCAATCGTTTGAATCAGAAGGCGAGAGAAGAGGAAGAGTAACATCGGAATACATAAAGGAGAAATATGAAACAAGCACCTAATTGGTTTCCTAAAGTGCATCGCATGCCCAGTGAATGGGTTATGCCTGATCACTTTCCTGACTTATCACGATACGATGAAATAGCTATTGACTTAGAGACAAGAGATCCTGGTATTAAAACAACAGGACCTGGTTATATACGTAAGCATGGTGAGGTAGTTGGCATTGCTGTAGCAGTAGACGGGTGGAGTGGATACTATCCCATCGCTCACGAAACACCGCCCAACATGGATAAAGGTATTGTAACAAAGTGGCTTAAAAAACAATGCTCTTACGAAAATATTAATTATATATTTCATAACGCTTTTTATGACGTAGGCTGGCTTACAACGATGGGTGTTGACATCAAAGGTAAAATAATAGACACTTTAATAGCTGCGCCACTCGTAGACGAAAATAGGTTTCGATTTGACCTAAACTCATTAGCAAAAGATTATCTAAAAGAGTCAAAATCGGAAGCCCAACTTTACGAGGCAGCGAAAATGTGGGGTCTAGATCCGAAAGGAGAAATGTGGAAGCTTCCCGCCTCTCATGTCGGAGAATATGCAGAGCAAGATGCTGCTGTAACGCTACGCTTATGGCATCATTTAAAAAAAGAAATAACATCACAAAATTTAATAAATATATTTGAATTAGAGACTGATTTGTTTCCTGTTTTATTTAAGATGAAACAAAAAGGTGTTAGGGTAGATTTAGAAAAAGCAAACACAATAAAAAATGATTTACAAAAACAAGAAAATAAACTTCTCGGATCCATTAGAAAACTTTCTGGAATGGATGTCGAAGTCTGGGCTGCCACGAGTGTGGCAAAGGCGTTTGATAAACTTTCACTGCCGTATGATCGTACTCCAACAGGACAACCAAAGTTTGACAAGAACTTTCTTTCGACACATGATTCCCCTCTTGCTAAGATGGTTGTGGAGTGTCGTGAAATTAATAAAGCGAGAACCACGTTCATTGAAAGTATCACCAAGCATTCGTTCCGAGGCAGGATACATGCTGAGATACATCAAATGCGATCCGACCAGGGAGGAACGGTAACAGGAAGATTTAGTTACTCGAACCCAAATTTACAGCAGATACCAGCACGGCACGGGATTCTCGGCCCACTGATCAGAAGTATATTTATACCTGAGAAAGATCATGAGTGGGGTATCTTTGATTACTCGCAACAAGAACCACGGCTCGTCGTACATTATGCAAGCTTACGACACTTTACAGGTGCAGGTAAGTTTGTTGATTCGTATCAAGAAGATGAGACAACAGATTTTCATACAATGGTTTCCGAGATGGCTGACATACCACGTAAACAAGCAAAGACAATTAACTTAGGATTATTTTATGGCATGGGTAAAGGTAAACTAATGTCACAGCTCGGTGTTACTTTGGAGACAGCAAGTGAACTACTCGCAAGTTACAATGAACGCGTACCATTTGTTAAGCAATTGATGAATGATACAATGAACAAAGCTGGTAAGAAAGGTTATCTATCTACATTAGAAGGTAGAAGATGTCGTTTTGATCAATGGGAACCAACGAATGAGTGGGGACAGAAGTCTCTACCATTAGCTGAAGCTCAACAACAATATGGCGAACATATGATTAAACGTGCCTGGACATATAAGGCACTTAATAGATTAATACAGGGCTCTGCGGCTGATCAAACAAAGAAAGCAATGCTTGCTTTGGCTAAAGAAGGCTACCTGGCACACATACAAGTACATGATGAACTAGACTTTTCTGTTGCAAGCGAAAAAGATAAGACTAGAATAAAAGACATTATGGAAAACTGTGTTGAACTATCTGTCCCAAGTAAAGTCGACGTTGAATGCGGTGACAGCTGGGGCGATGCAGGTGATTAAAGTATTTTTTTTACTTACTCTTATTTCTGTAAATGGCAAACCTAGTATAGGATATAATGGTAGCGTTTATGATAGCTTAGATAAATGTCAAAATGCCATAGTTATACAAGAAAACATAGTGGCTGGTCGCATAGAACAACTAACAAAACAAGCATATTGGCTAGAATCTCACTGTATAGAATTTAATAGATTTTCTGTTGACACTCCCACTTAATTGTATTAAAGACTTATTTAAATGAGAATGGTGCAACATTCTCTGAGTATGGCTGAACAACTGTAACAAGGTAGTAAAGCACGG